TTTGTAAATCCATTTTGTAACTACAACTTGCTTCTACAAACATTTGTAAATCCATTTTGTAACTACAACTTACTTCTACAAACATTTGTAGATCCATTTTGTATCTACAACTTACTTCTACAAATAAATTACTTAAAGAATAATTATTTAATTAATTTATAAACCATGTTAGTTGTTAATGATGAAAGAGTTATTAACTTTTATAACACGCATTCTTTTATAGATTTTGAAACTGCTAATCTATTACTAGTTGAAATGTTAGAGAGAATTTTACAAAAGAATAACGATAATCGTGATGATATTTTATTATCATATATTAAAAAAATAGATTCAAACTTCAGTATGTTAAATAATAATATATCTGATGTGAGAGAAGATGTAAAACAGTCTTCACATTCAATTGTTAATTTGCAAACTACTTTATCTAGTATTCCAACTAATCTTACTGATAATTTATCATCTAAACTTAATACTTTTAGAGAGAATCAAGTTAAAGAATTTGAAAGGATTCTTGAATCTAATAATCATAATAACGCTGATGCTTTTGATAAGAAATTAAAAATCGAACTTGTAGAACAGATCCGTTCTCTCTTTGATAATAATATGAACAATAAAATTGATAAATCTTTAACACAATTTGAGAAAACTTTCAGAGATGATTTTAAATCTTATCTAAAAGAAATTGAGAGAGGTGATAGTCAGCAATCTATTCTTGATTCTTTTAATAGTAATCTTCAAATTAAATGTGACTCTCTACAACAATTTATACAGCGTTGTCATGAGCAAATTGATAAAACTACTAATTCTCATACTGAAACTCTCAATCTTGTTCAAACTCATTTTGATAGACAAAAGAACTCTACCTTCAAAGGTAAGGATAGTGAAATTAAACTTGAAGAAGGATTAAATGATTCCTTCCCAGACTGTCAAATTACAAATACTACTGGAATTGCTAAGGCTGGTGACTTTCTTATTGAGAGAAATAATAAACAATCTATTATGATTGAAAATAAAGATTATAAAGCCAATGTTCCAAAAGATGAAATTGAAAAATTCATTAGAGATGTTGAAGAACAAAATATAAATGGAATTCTAATATCACAGAAAAGCGGTATTTGTAGAAAGAAAAATTTTCAAATTGATATCCATAATGGTAAAATTATTGTTTTTATTCATCATCTTGATTATAATTTTGATAATATTCGATTAGCTGTTGAAGTTATTGACAATCTCTCTAACTCTTTAAAAGATTACGGTCAAGATAGTGTAGATATTAAATTACCATTAGATATTGTTAAAAAAATTAATGAAGAATATTTAAATTTCATAACACAAAAAACTAATCTTTTAGATAATCTAAAAAAATACAATAAAAGTATGACTACTCTCATTAATGAAATACAATTTCCTGAATTATCAAATATTCTCTCTCAACATTTTACTTCTACTGAACAATCATTATATAAATGTGAGTATTGTAATTCCAGAGTATTTAAAAGTAAAAAGGCTCTTACTAAACATATTCAAACATGTAAAGATAACACTAATGTAAAAAAAACTGCTGGTAAAAAAGGTAAATCTGATGTAATTATTGATATTGATATTGACAAAGATGATTCAGACCAAGATACTGATGAATAATAAGTTCTTTATTTTATAATACTTTATTATACACAGATAATTCTTCAAAACTTTGAACTATTTCTTTTTCTAATATTTCTATTAATTCTTTATTAAATTTTATTTTATAACTTATTTCTCTTCTTTTTTCTTTTAACCAAACTGTTTTTAAATCACATTCTAATACCGACCATCTAAAACATATATTACAAGAAGTCATAATTATTATAATAATACTCTCTATTTATAAACATAATATAAATTACAGATTACCTTTTGCTTTTTATTTTTTGCTTTTTGTTTTTTTATTTTTTATTTTTTGTTTTTTTGTTTTTTGTTTTTTTGTTTTTTGTTTTTATAACTAATTACTCTCAATTTTGGCAAACTCTTTTTCTTTGAATACATATTATTATATTAATAATATATATTTTATTAATTATTTATCTAGATATGTTGTATTGCATATATTTTTTATCACTTTTTCTCTATTTCTCTCATCTGATTTACTTGTTTCATTTATTAATTTTAAAAATTCTTCTTGTTCTTTTTGATTATTCATATAATTTGGATGTTTTTCCATCCATTTTTTTACATTTTTTAATTGTTTTGATTCTATCTTTTTTAATGCATCATTTATTAACTCTTTATCATGATCTTTTTCCCATTCATCTGTTTTTATATACAATGTTTCTCTCTTTTTATCTGTACAATGTAATGGACGTTCGTAGAGTGAAAGCTTATTCATATTTTCCATTATTATATTACTAATCCCTTTTGCTTGGCCTTTTTCTCGTGTTGTTAATAAATTTTTCATAGAAATCTCTATCTTATCAATAAATTCATCCATTGAAAGAGCATTTTTACATTTTTCATTTAAAAATATATTAATATTAAATTTATTTCTATTATTATTATTACTACCTACTTTGGGTATTAATTCTGTTATTTGATTTCTAAGTTCTTGATTTTCCTTCAATATTGTATTTTTAAATTCATTATTTTCGTTGATTAATTTTAAAATTAATTCACTTGATATTTTCGAATCCTTTAGTTCCTTGTTTATTTCATTACCATTATTACATTTTTTTTTGTGATTATATAAAGACGCTCTATGTAGATACTTTTTACCACATTCACAATTATATGACCCTTTTTCTGTTGTATTATGTTGTATTTTTGTTGTATTTTCTCTATTTATGTGTTTCAGTGTCAATAAATGTCTATCAAATTGGCTTTTTCTAATTGTTTTATAATCACAACAATTACAAATAAATTTAAATTCTTCATTTGGAACTAAATTGTTGTGCATTGTTGTATAATAATACAACAAAAAAGTTCCTAAATACTTTCCGCAAAATATAATTTTTATAGTTCAGTAACACTTTTTAATTTTCATTTTTAAAAATATTTATTTTATAAAGCATAATAATGTATTATTTATCTAGATATGTTGTATTGCATATATTTTTTATTACTTTTTCTCTATTTCTCTCATCTGACTTAGTTGTTTCATTTATTAATTTTAAAAATTCTTCTTGTTCTTTTTGATTATTCATATAATTTGGATGTTTTTCCATCCATTTTTTTACATTTTTCAATTGTTTTGATTCTATCTTTTTTAATGCATCATTTATTAACTCTTTATCTTCATCTTTTTCCCATTCATCTGTTTTTATATACAATGTTTCTCTCTTTTTATCTGTACAATGTACAGGTCTTTCATATAGGGAAAGCTTTTTCATATTTTCTATTATTATATTACTAATACCTTCAGGTTGACCTTTATCTCGTGTTGTTATTAAATCTTTTATTGAAACTTCTATCTTATCTATAAATTGATCCATAGATAATGCATCTTTACATTTCTCATTTAAAAATATATTAATATTAAATTTATTTCTATTATTATTATTACTACCTACTTTGGGTATTAATTCTGTTATTTGCTTATTTTTTTCTTCTATTTCTCTCTTCAATTCTTGATTCTCTTTTAATAAAACTGTTTTCATATCATTGTTCTCTATTATTAACTTATACACCATATCTTTTATTTCTTCTTTATTTTCCTTTATTATATATACGCAACTCTTTTTATGCCTACTTAGCCCCTGCTTATATTTATATTCCTTACCACATTCGCAACCAAAAAATTCGGATTTTTCAGATAATTTGTCACCATTTTTTACCATTTTGTCACCATTTATCCGCAAAATATGCTTTTTTGTTAATTTATGTTTTTCAAAATCTTTTTTATCATACGTGTTATAATCACAAATATCACAATTGTAAACCATTTTTTTCTTACCGGACATTTTAGTCACCATTAGTCACCCTAAAATGGTGACCGAAAAAATCCTTAAATATTTTACACAAAATATATATTTTTTTTACAATAACACTTTTAAAATTAAAAATTCTGGATTTACACGATTCTCGTCACAAGTGACATGTTGGAATTTTTTGCCAATTTTCAAATCGATTTTTCAAAAATGGACATTTATAAATGTCCAAAATCAAAAAGTAGAATATAGAATTGAAAAATATTTGTGACTGAGAATTTCACCTATTTTATAGTATTACTGATTACCGTCTTTAAAAATAAGGAAAATATTAGATATTTTTTCTCAGTCACAATATTTTTTATTTTAATATTATATAAAATAATTAAAAAACTAGAAAACCTAGAAGAACAATAAAACTTTTAAAAAATATTTTAAATAATATTAAATTCATTACTTATTATAATATAAGTAATGGATTCAGAATTAATGGATTATTTAAAAACTTCATTAGATAATGAAAATAATGAATGTATTTTTAATTTAACAAATAGTATTATAAAAGAGAGAAAAGAAAATATAATATCAGAACTTCCTATTAGTAAAAAATATAAAAAAGAATTACTTAAAAAGTTAGATAATTATCGATATATTGATGAAATCCAAGAATTTCATATTGGTTGCCATATTAGATGGATTAAAATAGATAATCCAGAAGAAATCAAACTTACAAATGGTGCTATTTTAATATCTATAGAATTTAATGATAATATTTCTTTACTATGTAAAAATTCAATGAATAGACATTTTACAATTAATTTTAATAAAAATTTAATATTTCAAAAACTTACATTACAAGAACAAATTATATTATATTCTATTGATAACATTGATAAAATTAAAGAATAATTTATTTCATATTTAGAGATATTTTTAATATGAATATATATATAAACATGAGTTTAGTAAATGTTTCAGGAAGCCATAATAATTCTTTTATTGTATCAAATTGTAATTCATCTTCTATGATTCACAGAAAATATATATCAAATATAGATAACAATAATGTATCATTTCGTATTGTGAGAACTCAAAATGGAAATACTGTTCAGTTAAAATGTCTAAATGATTATAAATTATTTGGTTTTACTTTATATTTTAATCAAAATTTATCTATAAATACACTATATGATAATAAAAATATTGGAGGTTCATTTGGATCTCCTATTGGTATATCTCTATTGGGTAAGGCATTGTTAAATGGATGGACTATAAATACTGATACAAATAATGTAATTCAATGCTTTACTGGTAATAATTATTCATTAGGAGTTAATAATGAATGGATTGATTTATTATATGTTGATATTCAAACATCCATATATTTTGATGAAAATAATACATCACAAATATCCTATTCTGCTAATAATTCTGAAAATACACTAGGACTTTTAACATATCAAAATAATTCACTTAATTTAATTTAATATGTTATATATATGACCTTTATTATTGGTGATATAGATAATGATGGTACTAATGGAACTATTAATGATATAGTAAAATTAACTCAATATAATATAAATAATAATTGGTTAACATTTAATCATGGAATGCCTAATTGGGTTGCTGATTTAGATGACGATGGTATTCCTTGTACTATTAATGATATTGTAAAATTAGCAAAATATAATTTAGATCCTTTAAATAACCAATTACCTGTTACCCCTGCAGTTTCAATTGCATATGTAAGAAACGATAACGATTTTAATAATGATGGAAATATTAATGCTGGTATATACATAAAATCTAATATTGATATTTATGGTTATGAACTAGACTTTCAATTAAATCAACAAGTTACGTTTTATAGTAAAGATATTGTTGATTTATCAATGTATGGTGTCAATGAAAATAATATTATTAATTCTGGTAAAAATAAAGTATTATCAATAGATTTAAACGCTATAAAATATCATCCACCATATTTAACATGGAATAAAATTTTAACGATTAAAGAAACTAATTTAAACTTATCTGGCTGGAAAATAACGAGTACTCCAAAAAGTGATAATAATGCTTTCACTATAACTGTATGTGATGAAAATAATATGGAATCAATTAATTCAATTGGTAAAATATTTAATGTTGATAATATACAAGAGTTAACAGCTTAATGTATTACGGAATATATTTAAAATATTTAAGATATCGTATAAAAAACATTAAAACTATTAATGATATTATTAAAATTATAAAAAATATAAATTTTTATTTTAGAAATTTAAATAGTGATGAATTACTTATTATAATAGTCGATTGTTTTACTAGGTATCCATTAACAGAAATAGAACAACAAAAATTATCACTTTTTCAACAAAAATATGATTTAGAACATGGTATAGAAAATTATTCATCACTTATATTGTGGTTATCATCACTTCATTCAATACAAGAAAATATTATATTATAAAAAGTTTAAAAAATATTTGAATACATATAAATACAATATACTAATATAATGTACTACTTTAATATCATATGACTAATATTATGTATTTTTTATTATATAAAGTAAAAAATGATGATACATTATGGGTTACTAAAATTTGCGAAGATTATATAAAGTTAAAAACTTTTATTTATGGTATAGAGTCACTAGATGAACAATATTTTATTACTAAAAAAACATATACTGATGATATTTTTTTAGAAAAATTAGAAAAATTTGAAAATTTTAAACAGTTTAAACGTTTTAAACAAAATACTTCTTATAAATTAATTTATAAAACAAAATTAGTAAATTAAAATTAGTAAATTAAAATTATATAAAAATATTTTTTTGATATTCTTATATAATTTATATTATGAATATAGATAAATATGTAGACCAATTAGATGATAAAGGCTACACCATTATACCTGATGTAATTAATCAAGATGAAATTATAGAATATATAAGTGAATTTAATGATTGGATGGATTCAATTGAAAATTCTGATAAATTACATGAAATGATTCATTATCATGGTATTTTTAAATATTTTCAAGTAGGTCATCAACGTTTTGCATGGTTATTAAGAACAAATAAAAAAATTCAGGATGTATTTAAAACTATTTGGAAAACTGATGAGTTAGTTGTTTCATTTGATGGTTGTTGTTATTATTCTAGAGATAATAGTAATACAGAAAGATATTGGATACATAGTGATCAATCTGGATTAAAAAAAGGAAGACATTGTGTACAATCATTTTTGAGTTTAACATCAAATAAAGAGAAATCATTTATTGTTCATGAAGGAAGTCATAAATTACACGAACACTACACTTATTTATATAATATTACTAATCCCAGTGATTGGAATCCTATTCCAAGTGAATATGCAAATAAATTTATTGAAACAAGAAAAGTTTTAGATGTTAAAGCTGGATCATTAATATTATGGGATTCTAGAACATTTCATCAAAATACATGTGGAAGCGCGGAATCAAATGAAGATAGATTAGTTCAATATTTATGTTTTTTACCAAAAAATCATATATCAAATACAGAGAAACAACAAAAATTAAGACAAAAATATTTTGAAAATTTAAATACAACTAATCATTATCCATATCCAATGGCAGCGATACCATTACAACCAAATACTTATAATTATTATAATCCAGATAATCCAATATATATAGATTATGAAAACTTAAGAAAACCCAGGTTGGATGATTTATACGATGAAATTAAGAAATTATTATAAGATTATAAAGATTATTATAAGATTATAAAGATTATTATAAGATTATAATTTATATATTCTATAATGAATAATAATTTTGATTTTGATATTAATAAATATAATATTTCTGATTTAATTCAACTATTTAACATATCTGAAAATCTTGACGAAGAAGATTTAATTAAATGCAAAACTGTTATTAATCAATTAAAAGAAAATAATATAGATCAACAAATAATTAAATTTTATTCTACATCATATTTTTTACTTGTTTGTATCAAAAAATATAGAGAGTTTCTAATAATAAATAATTTTAATTATAGAATAACAAATATAGATGATCAATTCATTTATAAAAAGATAATTGAATATTCTAATTTTGATAATTTTAATGAACCATTAATTCTTATTAATACTATCTTGTCTAATAATAATAATAGTAATAGTAATAATAATAATAGTAATAATAATAATAATAATAATAGTAATAATGAAAATTCTACTAATAAATTATTAATACAATTAATAGATGAAATAAAATCAAATAATCGAATGATAAATGTTCACAATAATACATTAAATAAGGGAGAAATTAATCCATTACGAAGAATTACTCAACTTGTAAATGTTCATTTTAATTCCTGTTTTAGAGAGAATTATTATAATAGTAATCCAAGTAATTATAAATATACTATACCAACGGGTGGGATTAATAATACTGTTTCAATGAAATTATCATCTATTGAAATACCTAATTCATGGTATCTTTTTTCTCATCTTATTGGTAATAATAAATTCATTATAGAAATTACACATTGTGATGAATGTAGTATACATAATATTATTATACCAGATGGTAATTATGATAGAGAAAGTATAATAAATTTTTTAAATGAAAAATATTTTATGAATTCAACAAATAAATTATTAAAGCATATAGAGATTGCTATTGACAATTATACAAATAAAACATATTTTAAATTATTAAATACAGTTCCTGACGATTTTATTTTTTCTCTCCATTTTGTTGAAAAGGAGCAAGAAAATATCCTTGAAACATTTGGTTGGATTCTTGGATTTAGATTATCAAAATATTTAAAGATAGATGATATAATTCAGGCAGAAGGATTATTTGATGGAGGGGGTGATAGATATGTTTATTTATGTATAAATGATTATCAATACAATTATAATGAGAATAATATTGTTTGTTTTGATGGAATGAGTATAAATGAAAACATATTAGCAAAAATACCGTTATTAAATGGTAAATTTTCATTAATAATTAATGAAAATGATTCTAATCCGCTTATAAAAATAAGAAGATATAATGCACCTGTAAATATTAATAAATTAGAAATAAAATTATTGGATAAATTTGGTAATATTATAAATTTAAATAATATGGATTGGAGTTTTTCATTAGAATTTGAAGTTCTTTATGAAAATTTGGTTTAATGAAAATTTAATCTAATGAATATATAATAGTTATGCCTAGATTCAGAACTACACAATTCAATAATCCACAATATACATCTAGTGAATATACAAATAGATTAAAAAATATTGAACGACTTAAATTTGCCAGAAGCATTCAAAACTATAAAAAATATACGCATGAATTTACTATTAATTCTATGACTGAAAAAGTAGCAGTTGAAATTAGTAGTAATGATATTGCTTGTTGTTCAAATGAAATAGAAAATACAGATATAACATATACGGACCTAGATGCTTTTTATATTGCTATTTTTGAAAATTATAGTACCATGATTGATTTACTTATGCAACAATCATATTTGGATAAAAAATGTTCAAATTGTCAAGATGTTCCTATGACATTGCATAATGGACTTACTAGTAAATTTTGTTTTAATGATTATTTCAAATCTGTTTATAGATTGTCAAATCATCCTTGTCAATTATTACCAATTCATGATATTAATATTTGTCAACTTCAAACTCAAACTCTATATCCTTATGGACATTTTAACAATAATAATCCAAATATTAATAAAGGTTTAAGAAGACGGTTGGTACTAAATTGTTCTAAACAAGAATCATGTCCAACATGTGTATATTGTAAACGTCCACCAGATAAAACTAATTGTAGAAGTTGTGATCATACTGTATAACATTTCCGTTTAGAAATACACTTATTAGTTATGTAGTATCTGGATGTAAAAATAAGGAGCTTTATAATTTAGTGAATAATCCAGGAAATAATCCAAATAAAAACTATGAAACTAATTTACATAACACACAACATAATGAAAATATAAGACAAAAAGCATATTATTCATTTAGTATAAATGAGCGACAATTATATACTAGAAGAGATGATTGAATATAAAAAAATGTTGAAATTAATATATTAATATATTAATATGCATGTATACTAATATATCACTTACTGGAATATCTAAAAGAAATGAATTATCACTTATAGGACATGATCGAAGTAGTAGAGCAGAGATAGAGCCTTTTTATATAACAAAAATAAAAAAACGAGTTTTTGAACTTTACATAATACCATTACAAAGTAATAATTGGAATACTGTAAATGAAAATATGTTTACTTTTGATAATATTTTAAATAAACTAAATAAATATTATAGAAATAATCCTTCACAAGATCTGTTAATGTATATAGAATTACTAAAAATTATTGTTGAATTAAATGGTGAATATCGTAAATTTGGAGAAGACTATAAATCGAATCATGTAGGGATAGCTAAATTTAAACAAGTTTTACCAACTATTCGATTAGCTCCTGCATACGAATTATATATATTAATATGTGGAAGACCAAAAAATAATATTTATGATAATTTAAAAATTAATAGAATAAATCAGCTTTTAGAAGATGATTGCATAACATTCGAAAGAATTAAAAATGAAATTAATTAATTTTATTATTTTATACATGTATCTATATACAAGAAATACATGACTATAAGAAATATTTTTCCAGGACAAGTTGATGATAGTAGTCCACTAGCTAATATAGCTACTATTGTTGAAACATTAAACCAAATAACTGTAAATGAAGGAACAAATATTACTTTAAAATTTATTGATATTTCTTACAGTAACTTTAAAAACTTATTTTTTTTTGATAATGAATATTTTAATCTAAATATTTTACTGATACGAAATCCTTCTTATTCTAAATATTTTACAAATGAGTTACAAAGAGTAATTGATATTAATGTTGACGGTGGTAGTTATCCGTATAGGTTATATAATCTACTAAGAAAACATTATGAAAATGGATTAGGTAATCAACCATCTGATTCATGGTCATCATCCTCATTAACGTTGTTTCAACGTAAAATTTCAGAACAAAAAACACTTTTTGATGTAGGTTGTGGTATTTGTCCCACATGCACACTTACATTAGACGAAATGTTTGCAACCTGGGCAGATCAAGGTCTTGAAATGTCCGGTAACGTACCAAAAAGTGTAACTAAATCACCAATTGCTGTTATTACAACTGTATTTCAAAGTACAACATCTAGAGTAAATGATTTTATTGTATCATGGCCATATAGAGTTGATTTTACAGGAGTTACAGATCGTTATTTGGAAGATGTATAAGATTAAAATATATAATAAATGTATGAGTAACACATTAATAGTTCATAATTTAGAACGCAGTATAAATATTGATCTAAATAATGATGTAAATAATGATGTAAATAATGAAAAATACAAATATATTTATTTAAATACAAAAGATATACAATATTCAGTATTTAAAAAACTATTTTTTTATAAAGAATATTTTCAAATAAATTCAAGTTATTTATTAGAAAATAAAGAATTAAATCGATATATATTTAATAAAGATCAAACTCTGCAAACTACTGGTGAAAAATTTTCAATTTATAATGTAATTATAGATTCCATATTAGATGATTTAAAAATAAATAATAAAAATAAATTATCTTCAAAAACATTATGTAATTTACAAAAATTTTTATCATATTACAATTCTTTGCTAAGATTTAATACAACATTTACTAATTCTATCAATATTGATGAATTAAATAGTATATTAGAAGATATTGATGAAACAAATTATAACATTCAAATACATACAATATTCAGAATACCTAATAGAGATATTTATAATATTGTTATTGTATGGCAATATAATGTTACTGATATTAATTAAAAATATTAATCTTGTTAATCATATTAATGATATTAATGATATTAATCATATTAATCATATTAATCATATTAATCATATTAATCATATTAATCATATTAATCATATTAATCATATTAATCATAATAAACATATTAAACATAATATATTTAACATACTATATTATGAAAATCAATAATAAAATTTTAAAAATCTTTTATAATGCATTATTAACTGGTTTACCACCTTTAACATATAATCCTTACAATAAAAATCCATTACATGCACCATTAACTGTAAAAGAATATTCAACGTATATAAATTATCGTTTAAATAATGATCAAATAGATTTAATAAATAAATATCTAGATAAACAACCACATAATTTTACACTAGAACCTGCGAAATTATTAACATCTGATGAAAGAGAATCAAATGAAAGAGAATCAAATGAAAGAGAATCAAATGAAAGAGAATCAAATGAAAGAGAATCAAATGAAAGAGAATATTTTTTAAGTGTAAATATTTATAATTGTACAAGCCCTGTATTTGATTATATTAGTGATGAACCTGCTACTAGATGTGAAATAAATACATATGTAATGGACGAAAATAAATTAAAAGGAACATTGATTATGGATTATGTTTCTAATATCTTATCTGTAGATCCTGATAATATATTTAAACCATCAAATGAAATTTCACTTAATAAAGATAGTAAAATTATATCTGGATTTGCAAAAAATACAAATATAAATTTAAATTTCAATTATGATTTTGCAAATAATATTCAAATAGAAAAATTGTCATCTGATTTAATTGAAAAATCGGATTGTATATTTTATAATAATGGACTGTATGACAAATTATATTATGATTCATCATTAATACATAATAATATAATTAAATGTTTAGATAATAATGTAGAATTTAAATTTTTAGATATAAATTTTACCAATATTCATAGTGTATTCTACTTTCAAAATGAAATAAATTTTGTTGGTGGTATGTGGTTTAATTTAAATAATTAAACATCTGATTCAAGCATAAAAGTTATTTTTTGATTTAATATTGATATTTTACTTGATTCTAATAATTCTTTTAATAGATTTATTAATATATTAAATATATTTGTATATATTTTTCTCTCTATAAAATCGGGTATTAATGTGCTATTAATATTATTATTTTTTAATATATCATCAACTATTAATTTAATAGATTCTTTCATATTATCTTCTAGTTTATTTAAATTATCATTTCTCTCTGAACTATGTAATTGTTTTAATTGATATTGTAATCTTTTTTTTTCTATCTTTAATAATTCATTTTCACTTTTTAACTTATTTTTTGATGTTCCTAGTATATTACCCATATATAATAACAATATATTAAATATACTACAAATATTTTAAACCTTCTTAAAGTGAAATTTTAATAATAAATATTACAAATATAGCAAATATAGCAAATATTACAAATATTGCAAATATTACAAATATTGCGAATATTGCAAATATTATATATAATATAGAATATATTATATATTATATATATATGTCTTATACAAGAAAATTAAGAGGTGGTAAAAAGAGTTTATTAAGAAGAGGTGGTACAAAAAAAGCGAAAAAAGGTAATTCATTAGAAAAGAAACGAGTAGCTGCGCTTAAAAAAGTTACTACAGCAGAAAAATCATTTGCTCAAGCCGAAAAAAATTTACAAACTGTTAATAAAAAAATTCAAAAAAATTTAGATGATGCATCAAAATTAAATAATGATTTGATATTAGCTGAAGAAAAAGTTGAAATTAATCATCAAAAACTTTTAAATGCAAAAGAAATAGTAGATTCAATTGATCATAGTTTAAATCAATATAGAATGTATGAAAGAAACTGGTCACCAAAAACAAATAGAATTAGCAACAGACATTCAATTTAAAGTTTTGTAACCCGAGTTTGTTTTCGCACTTGACCATTTGTTATTTCTATAATTGTTTCTATTTTTTGACCATTTACTATCTGTGTTTGCACAGAACGTCTAGTAACATTTGGTATCCCACCAATATTTATGTGGACACCACTAGATGCTGCCATATTATTTAAATCAAAAATATTTATTCCTCCACCACGTTGTGCAAATAATTGTGCAAATAAATCATTTGGATTAACAAAATTAAATCCTTGTTGCATTTGTTGATCTGGTTTTGTTATTGCTTGATATGCTTCAGATATTTCTTTAAATTTTTTATCAGCTTCTTCTTTATTTTCAGGATTTTTATCTGGGTGATATTTTACAGCTAATTTTTTATACGCTCGTTTAATTTCATCATCATTAGCATTTCTATCTACGCCTAAAATATTATAATATTTATCCATGATATAAATATTATATTATACTTATATAATTTTATATTTTTTTATTATAAACATTTTTTTATTATAAACATTTTTTTATTATAAACATTTTTTTATTATAAACATTTTTTTATTATAAACATTTTTTTATTATAAACATTTTTTTATTATAAACATTTTTTTAACATGATATTACAGTTAAAATTTTTGTAAATAATTTTATCTTTTATTATATTATAATGAGACGAATAAATATATTATCAAAAAATAAACCTGAATCTCCAGACGAGAATGTTTTTAAAAAATGTTATAATTTTTTATCTGAAAAATTAAATTTAAATTCTGAATATGAAAAAAGTAAATTAAAAAGTGAAAAATGTAAATTAAAACAATTATCTAGTGAATTTCAAAAATATGATAAGGAATTCAAAAAAAGTAGAGAAGAAAAAAAGAAAAAACTTGATAATGAATTAAAACAAAGAGAAAAAAAAATAGATTCATTTCAATTATCTTCTAGTGGATTTAATAAATATAGAGATAAAGTTATATTAGAAAGACGAAATGTTGAAAAAAAATTAAATAAATTAGTCAAAGAAAATGATGAATTAGATAGTAAAATTCATAATCTTGAGAAATCTATAATTAATCATAAAAATGATTCTAGTAAAGTAAGTACATTATTTAGTGATAATTTAAATTATGATGATGCACAATATAAATCAATTAAACAAAAATATGAAGCAAATAAAAAAATTTTAGAGGATAGTATTCGTAGCTTAGAAAAAAGAGTAAATAGAGAAAAAAATAAATTTTGGTTTTTTTAAATGTGTTTAAATAATATAAATGGATAATATGGATAATATGGATAATATAGATAATATAGATAATATAGATATTTGTAAAAAAATAGTTTGTAATTGTAACAAATTTTATAAAACATTTAATATAACAACTAAATCAGGTGCAAATAAAAATATTATTATAAATCTTAACAATGTAAATGCTGCTAACAATGTAAATGCTGCTAACAATGTAAATGCTGCTAACAATGTAAATGCTGCTAACAAATAATATTATAATTTATCTTATTTATAATTTATCTTATTTATAATTTATCTTATTTATAATTTATCTTATTTATAATTTATCTTATTTATA